CAAGTTTCATTGGATCCCTACAAAGGAAAAGAAGATATGGCGCGAAGCATTGGCCGGTCGCATGGTTCCGAATAATGCCGTAGTCCGCCTATCCGGCGCAATGGTCGACGGCGAAGCGCCTAAATCTTTCCACAACACTTCAACAGTGCACAAAGACAACGCGGCAATCGGCCATGAGTGTCCGGCACCAAGCCAGGGCGGAAAGTGTGGCGATTGTCGCGCTTGCTGGAATCCCGAAATTCAAAACGTCTCCTACAAAATGCACTAGTTTCCTCTGGCGCGGCGGCTATTTATTAGTCGCCGCGTTTCCCCATTCATGCTACTTTCTGATATGACCAAGCCGCAAGTTTCAAGGCGCAAGTCGCAAGGCGCAAGCTATGCAATCCGCAAGACTTGTGCCCCGAAACACGGGTCTCGGGTCTGGATTTGACAAGTCGCAAGCCGCAAGATGCACCGCGTCACCGCCTTCAAATAAAAATAGGTCGCCCTTCGAGGGGCGTGAAACTAAGAAAAAAGAAATACCCCCAGCCGCAGAATAACTCATATTCCAAGCAATCTGGGAGGGTCTGGGGTTTATTTTGTTTCCTTTTGCTATTTTTAACTCGACGAAACAGCAAGCCCCGTCATGGCACAAATGAACGTCAGGACAGCCCGAACCTGCGCGGTTTTCAATCCTCGTCGCATGGGTCTTCGGCGGCAGTGATTTCTTTAATCGTGTCCATAGGTTGCGCTCTGGTGTCGGCATCTTTCACTTCCTCAAACTCGCCCTCGATAAACGCGGCGGGGTGTTCTTGCCGCAAGTTCTCAAGCTGGGCGACAATCTCCTCACGGCTCATGGCATCATACTTGTGAACGTGTTGGTTCTCGCGGCGGTCAACTGTCAGACCACCAAGCGAGGCGCGTATCTTCTCGGCGTTGATGGCGGCGGAAAACTGTCCGCCTTCTTCAGCAGCAAGTGATAACTCGGTCAGACGTTTCAGCTGGCCTATCAAGCTCACACCATACTTGCGCTCTTTCTCTTGACGGAGGTCGGCTATTAACTGGGGGACAAGTGGGAAGTCTCGCCCGTTCAAAAGTTTTGAGGCATACGTGTTCGCGCTATCTTCCGAATACCCCGCACGGCGAGCGCATTCGGTGTTGGAGTAAACGCCTTCGACAATAAGCTTGGCAAACTCACGTTGCCGATTGCTCAAGCGGGTGCTTTTTCCTTCTTTCTCGTCGGAGGTGTTTACAGTCTGGTCATATAGACTATTTTTACTCAACTCTAAATCCTTGTAATAAAAAGCAAATTGGTGCGCCCTCAAAGGGGCTAACTTTTTGTAAACACTTGTAAACACTTGGGTGTTTACAGATTACCTTAATAAAAACAACACTTTAAGCATGTTTTTCGCTCTGTAAACAGTAAACACCTCAGCTGAAAAAGTTTTGGTGAAACACTTGAGCAAAAAAACCCTATATACGTGTCAAAATTTGTTCATCACTTCAATCTTCATACCCGTGCTAGTCTCCAGCAGCCTGACCGACTGCTTCTGACCATGTATCCAGACGCTGCGCCATTGCATGTCGAACTCGTTGCCGACTACATGAACGAGGGGCAGGGCATCTTCATCGACTAGCGGCTGTTCTTCCGGCTGTGTCACCGTCAAACTAATTTCGTTTTCCATTATTTTAATGCTTGTATTATCCATCGGTTTACTCCATTATGGGTATAGTCCCAGTTGATGTGGGACATTTTAACAGAGTGGAGTAAATTATGAAAGTTGAAAAAGGAAACAGCACCAAGTTCCAAGTCACGGGCTGCGAGGCACAAGCTTCGACATCCGAGGCTGAAGTGATTGCCCAACAGGCTTTTGATTCTTGGGTCTTGGCTATGGAAGCATCGGAGGAGGTCATTGCTGCATTGAGCTTGCGCGACCTCGCCCGTGTGAAGATTGAGCAATCGCGTTCGGCGCGAGCAAGAGCGGAGGGACGTGAGTAATGTTGATTCAGCAAATACGAGAACAACTTGAACACATTCAGTGGTGCATTGATGAAGGAGACGCCGCTGCTAAATCGCCGGAAAGGTTGCGGGAAGAAGTTTACCGGATGCTGCAAATAATCGCCAATCATGAGGAAAGCAAGCGTGAGGCAGGTGGAAAAAAATTCCGGATTGTTGCGACGCAGCTTGAGCATCTTCAAATATGTGTTGACGCTGAGAACGCAGACGACGCCGTGGAGCAAATCAACATGGCTGGCTGGGAGGATGTCCCGCACAGTTCGAAGATGGATTTCCAGATTGAAAGCATTGAGGAGGTGACAGCGTAATGGGACTGGATATGTATTTACAAGCGCGGAAGTTTATCCGCACACAATATGTCGGCACGGGCGACGAGTTTCGCGCTTTGCCGAAAGAGAAGATGGACGACGTGTTTGAGATTTCGCACATGACGTCGGACGTGTTGCAGTGGCGCAAGAACCATTGGGTTCATGGCTTCATTGTCGAAAACTTTAGTGAAGATGGTGAAGACAACTGCGAAGAAATCCACATGGATTGCGAGAAGTTGGAAGAACTTGCCAAGACGCTGGAAGCGTGGGCGGAGAACCCGCACTATTTGGATGCCACCGAAGGATTTTTCTTTGGGTCGAAGGATGAAGAGTGGAAGGCCATGTGCCGTGAGCGCATACCTGAAGACATTCTGGCAATTCGCAAGGCATTGCTGTGGTTAGAAGAAGAGGACTTCGATAAAGAGTGGCGCGAAGTCTATTACCAAGCAAGCTGGTAGGAGGAGGAGACAATGACGACGACATTTTTAATGGGTTTCTTTGGCGTGATATTCGCCTTGGCAATCTGGGTTGCGATGGGAGGCCGCGATGATTAAGGAGCAAGAGAGCCAGCGCACACCGGGCGGGGAAGTATTGTATCCGCGTTCGTGTGTGGTGTGTGGCGATGGTATGCAAGAGGGTTTTCTCGCCGAAGGTGGAGACACGATTTGTTCGCAAACCTGTCTCTTTGACGAAGACCAAAACTACACCGCAAAAGACTACGAAAAGGATTATGCGGATGGCACGTGTTTCTTCACCGACTGGGAATGGAACGATAACTGGGGCGAGATGTGGACGAAGGGTGGCACACGCTACCTATGGAACGAAGCATCTGGCACATGGAAAAAAGAGGAGACTGAATAATGGACGCAGAAGATATCCATGAATTTTATTACGAGGATGGTCACGGCCAAGCCGTGCCGAGGATGTATCGCGTCAGCTTCATCCCCGTCGAGACTTCGCAACGTGAGTATGTTGTCGAGGCGCAAGACGAGGACGATGCCTACTACGCAGCCAAGCTATTGCTGCAGGAAGATATCGGCTGGGACGCGGCGAAAGATTTTCAATTACGTGATTTAGATGAGGAGGTAAAAAATGCCTAAACAATTCAGAGTTATTACTCGCACTGAGTTAATCAGCAGCTACATCGTTGAGGTGCCGGACAAGGTTTACCCAGACGACTATCCCTTGGAGAAGCTGTTCGGTTCAAATGCGTGGGAGAAGTATATCTTGGGCTGCGTTTACGATGATGACGTGGGTTCGAGTGGGGCAATCGAAGCCTATGCGCTCAAAGAACCAGTCACGCAAGATGACCCCAAGTTTTTCGATTACTCGAACGATGGCGAAACAGTCTGGATGGAGAACGACTAATGGCTAGGGAATATCGCTGGATATACACAGTCGCATGTTATGACGGGGCAGACCGACTGCCCGTCGACATTACAAGTTTCCAGTCGCAAGACCTGCGTCGCTTCATGCGAAGTTTTGTGGATGAGTTCCACCCCAAGATGAGCGCGGCTAAGTTCGAGGACGTTCTAGTCAAGCTCGTCTGCGAGCATGACACAGATTTTTTCGAAACTACGGTGGGGGATGTGTTCTCTGCCAAGCTTGAGTGGAAGGAGGTTGAGGTCTGATGGCTGGAGTAAGGCGCAAGCTAAAAGCAAAGCACAAGTTTCATGGTCGGATATTCCCGGACAGGGAGACCGCAGAAATGTGGCTGACCAGAATGAAGAACAAGATGGGGCAGGTGGACTATGTGTTCGGGATTGACCCATGGAGTGACGAAGATGGCAGGGGGTTTGTCGCCTACCTGCATGGAAAGGAAGACAGTTAGTGGACTACGAAAGAGCAGATGAGATTATGGAGGCAGTCATGACATTTGTTTATGACTACCTCAAAGATTTTCCCGACGAATTAGAAGACGCCATCGGCGCATACATCTCAGCATCAGATGTTGAGGAAGCATTTAGAAAGGTAAAGAACGGATGAGACCATCATGGATGAAGTTTACGCAAGTGTTGCAACACGAGTGGTGCGACAATGTTGAAGAGGCTGTGAAAGAAATCTCGGCAGAAGACGGCTTGATAGCCGGAGATAGAAAAGACGATACAATCCGCAAGTCTACGCATAAGTGGATAGACATACACGCTAACCAAGACATTGCGTATCCCGTCAAAAGTTTGATGGAGCAAGCTAACTCTGCGGAGTTCGGTTTTCATGCAACACTTTTGCACGAGTTGCAATATACCGTGTATAAGCGCGGGGACTTTTACTCAAACCACATGGACATGTTCCCCATAAAATCCCCCGACGACCCAGTCTTCGACAGGAAGCTCGGCTGCACTATCATGCTGTCTGATCCCAAAAGTTTTTCTGGTGGTGAGTTGGTTATCATGGGTGAGGAGATACCTCTCGAACGTGGCTCAGTTGTTGTGTTCCCGTCCTTTGTCCCGCATGAAGTCAAACCCGTGAAGCGTGGAGTTCGCAAGGTTTTGGTTTCATGGTTGGAGGGCACCCCGTGGCAGTAAAGAAAGCTACCCTGAAGTCTTTGGCTGAAGCAACAGCTGAGGGCTTTCAGGTTTCTTACAGAGACTTAATGGGCAAGCACATGAAGGGCTACATCATCAAGCCTCGCCATTCGTTTTTCTACATCGCGCACAAGAAGGCTGGTCACAGCCTCTCTGATATTGGCCGGTTCACTGGCAAGTGTCATACGACAGTCTTGTATGGCACCCGGAAGATGAAGCACCAAGTTTCACGTCGCGTGTCTGACGCGATTATAGACAGGGCGCAAGAGTTAGATGCCCAGAAGAAAGAGACCATTCGCAAGCTAGTAGAGGAGGGGTGGAAATGATAGGCGAGGCATTGATGTGTATGGCTATGAACATTTACCACGAAGCTCGGAACGAAAGCACAATAGGCCAGCTTGCGGTTGGTCAGGTCGTGATGAACCGAGTTGAAGACCCGAGATTCCCGGACGATGTTTGCAGTGTCGTCAAGCAGGGCGGCACGAAACTTCATCGCTGTCAGTTCAGTTGGTATTGCGATGGCGAGTCGGACAGGCCGTTGAACAAAAGGGCTTTTCAGGAATCGCAAGAGAACGCCATGATTATAATGAACAACTGGTTCGGGACATTCATGGATGGGGCGACCCATTACCATGCTGATTATGTCAGTCCGAAGTGGCGTCATGAGAAGACATATATTGTCAAGATTGACAGCCACATATTTTACAGGTGGGACAAATGAGTGATGAAAACCTGTTGAGCCTCAAGTCTGCTGCAGACGAGGCGTATGAAAAAGCGGTTGCTGCCGACTGGAACAACGACCCAAGAGCCGAGTTCCTATGGCGTGAATACTACAGACTGAAAGAAAAGTTAGAGAAAGGAGAGCTTTATGAGCCAAGATTCTGACAAACAATTCGAAGACGACATGAAAGGTGTGTTGTTCAATAACGGCACCGATAACCCGAAGGCACCGAACATCAAGGGCGAGTGCACGATTGAGGGCAAGAAGTATGAGATTGCTGGATGGCGCAACACGTCCAAGGCTGGCAAAACATACTACAGCCTCAAGTTTCAAGAACCGTGGGAGCCAGCGAAACAATTCTCGGATAGCGAGGGGCTGTTCCCGGAGCCGGAGGACTTGGAATAATGGGTAAGGTAGTAAAGTTTCCTAGCGGTGCGGCAGATTATGACCCGAAAGATTTGAGGCCGGAAGATGCGGATCTTATTTCTATCTGCCCGATGGACTGGGAGTTCGTTCCTTTGTTCGAAAGCGAGATAAAACATTTGTCGTGGTGGGGCGTGTCGGGTTTCTGGCACATTGAAGATGATTTGAACATCAAGCTTATTGCTTTGTTCAAGGATAAACGTGACGCGGTTTTATACGCTGTCGGCAAGAACGAAAGAGTGGAGCCGGACATGCCAGAAGATACATTGGCGGAGCTTCGGTCGGCCATTCTTCATAACAAGGAACCGGAGGAACCTGATGATACCATCCATTGAAAATCCACCGCTGGTTTACATGCGGTCACGGGGGGATGGTAAAACACCCGACAAACAATATGTGGCTGAGATAGTCACAGTGTCTAGCGATGGCACAGCACAGATATGGCCTCTGTCCTTGCGGCAGGTGCTGAACATGACAATAATAGGATTAGGAGAAATGAACCGAAATGGAGTTATCAGTGACGAGTAAGAAGGTTGGACGCCCACGCATATTTGACAAACGCGTGACACTGAGTTTTGATTTAGATAAATCGTTATATGATTTGTTGAACGCGGAGGCTGAAGCAAAGGGAACCAGCAAGAGTTCTATTTTGCGTCAGGCAATTAAAGAATATTTAACAATGGAGGATTTAGGATGAGATGGCCAAGCAGGGACGGTAGACTGTGGACACCTTGGAAGGTGCAGGGTTTGGGGCTTTGGAGCAGGGGGCTACCGAAGTCCCCTGCATGTGACCCCGTCACTTGTGCTGAGTGTCCGGGTGGAGAAAGGTGCTGCAACTATGCACCACCTTCTCACCCTAGCGACGAAACAACATACGTTAGTTATGATGACGACGGATACCCTGCCCGTCGGAGGCGTTAGCCTGACTTGCCTGATGGATTAGAAAACTAATCTGTCGGGCAATGCTTCGCTCATTTTCTTTTGCCAATCGTTTTACCGATTCATATGCCTCAATCGGCAAGGCAACACTTTTATACTTTGTAGTATCCATTTTACTTTCCTACTTTTAACCATTGCCGCATGTCTTCACCGAGAGATGCGCCAGCTAACTTAATTTTATTCTGAAGGGCGCGAACGATATACTCGTCCACAGTCCCCTCAGAAATCAGGTCAACGTATGTGACCGCTCTTGTTTGACCAATCCGGTGACAACGGTCTTCCGATTGGACGCGGGTCTCGAGGTTAAAGTCATTCGAGTAATAGACTACGTTATGCGCGGCGGTGAGCGTAAGCCCATAACCAGCGGTTTGCGGGTTGCCCACAAAGAACCGAGTTTCGTGATCCGGGTTTTGAAAGTTCTCGACCAAGGCTTCACGATCATCATCACTTGTGGATCCGTAGTAAGAGCCTACAGACTTTTCGCCATAGGCTTTCTGCAGGGCTTCGACAATCTTCTCTATGTCACGGCGGAACCGTGCCCAGATGATTACCTTCCCTGACATCTCGTCCAGCACTTCCAACATTGCGTCGATACGGCGGGACGGGATTTCGTAGAAGTTGCCTTCCTCATCTATAGGCACGTAGCCACAGAGGATTTGCTGCAATCGGAGGAGCTGTGTCATTGCTTCTTGTGCAGTGATTAGCTCATCATCGAGTATCAGCAGGGCGTTCTTCTTCATATCAGTGTATGCCCGGACTTGTTCCGGGGACAGCGCGACATGGCGCGAGGTGTATGTTTTTTCTGGCAGGTCGAGGCAGTCTTTCTTCAACACACGGGTTGAGAAGCCGGACACTTTGTCTGCCAGTTCAGGTAAGTTTCGAAAGCCGACGACTTTGTTGAATGAGTGAGAACCCATGTGCTGTCGTTTGATAACGGCGTAGCGAGCCTGAAAAGAATAAAAGTTGTTGTAGCCTAGCAGGTTGGCGTTGAGAAAGTTGCATTGTGCGAACAAGTCCATGGGGCTTTGTGTTACAGGCGACCCAGTCAGGATGCGTCTGTAGTCTGCACGTTCTGCAAGCTTAGTGACAATCTTTGTGCGCTTGGCTTTTGGATTTTTGATTGTTGTGCTTTCGTCCACGGCAAACATAACTGTCTGCTGGTTCATAAACTTCTGCACGTACTGAACACATTTGGTGCCTACGAATGCTTCGATGTTAACCACGAGGATACGGAGACCGTCGTGATAGTGAAGAGCGTCAGCAAGTTCTTTCTGCTGTGTCTTGTTCGCGCTGCTGCGCCACGTGAATACTTTATGCGGGATGCGCTCGGGCATATGGATGGGAACTTCTTTCAGAACCCAGTTGCGATACACACCCTTCGGTGCAACAATAACCAGAGTCGTGATGCGGCCTTGCTCATACAGGAAAGCGGCGTTGTCGATAAGCACTTTGGACTTACCGCAACCCATCTCCATAAAATACGCATACACACTTTGCTCGCAGCTGCGCTCGAAAGCATCACGCTGGTGCTGGTATGGTTCTGTTTTATATGCGTAGGCCACGATTTATCCCTGAAAAAATGTAGTTGACATGGGATAGCATGGTCTATATACGTAGTCAAGTCATTCAGTTTTTGCTTAGGGGTAAGTTCTCGAAATTGAATGATGGTAGCGGGGCAGTTTTCGAGGATGGTTAGCTGCCCCGTTACACCCAAAGCCGACGGGCTATAAACGGGAACGTAGAAACTAGAAGGAGTGTCCAATGTCAGGACTATTCGAACAGATGGAAGCAGACGCATCAGCGTTTGACGAAATCAAAACCGAGGGCGGGTCAAAATTATCCGACCTCATTCGAGAAGCGCAAAAACAATCTTCGCTCCTCGAGCAGCACGAGCAAGCTGCCAAAGATGCCAAGAAAGAGTATCAGCGCATTACTCGTGAATTGATCCCCGCAGAAATGGAAGCAATGGGTCTTGAGCGTGTCGATGTTGACGGTAACTCAATATCGCTCAATCAATTCGTATATGCATCCATCCCCGCAAGTCGCAAGGAAGAAGCTTTTAACTTCCTGCGGTCAGTGGGTGAGGACGACATCATCAAGAACGAAGTCACTGTCCAGTTTGGCAAAGGCCAAGACAACAGGGCTGGTGCGTTCTTTGACGATTGTCTGAATCAGGGTTATGACCCAGCACAAAAGCAGTCGGTTCATCCGATGACGCTAAAAGGCTGGGTAAAGGAACGGCTGCAAGCAGGAGAGGAAATCGACCTCGAAATGTTTGGAGCTTATGTTGGAACCGAAGCGAAGATCAAAAGGAAGTAATCGCTATGTCTCAAACACAAACTAAAGAAGTCGCTGTCAAAGAAGAGAAGACAGCAATCGCATTGCCCGAAGAAATGTTGGGCGCATTTATGGAAGACGCAGGAGCCGGAACCGAGAACATCGGAGCCGACGACATGAAGATCCCGTTCATTCGGGTGCTTCAGCCAGTGTCTCCCCAACTCAAGAAAAAGGACTCCGCATACATATCGGGAGCCGAAGCTGGTGACATCTTCAACACTGTCACTGGTCAGGTCTGGAAAGCAGAGGATGGCGTGAAAGTTATCCCGTGTGCCTACGTCAAAAAATTCTTGGAGTTCGGACCCTACGAACAGGGTGGTGGGTTCAAAGGTGAGCTTGCCCCGAACAGCAAGGACGTTCTCGGTGCAGAGCGTGTCGGTAATAAAGACATTCTGCCGAGCGGGAATGAGTTGGTTACGTCTGCACAGCACTATGTGCAGATCCAAGATCCCAGCACCGGGACTTGGCAAACAGCAATCGTTGACATGAAGTCAACAAGTCTGAAAGTGTCTCGTCAGTGGAACACGCAAATCCAGATGCAGCAAGGTATGTCGAACGGTAAGGCGTTCAAGATTCCTAGCTTTGGTTGCATTTGGGAGTTGACTACTGATGAGTTCTCGAATGACATGGGTAGCTGGAACGGCTGGAAGATTGTTGGCCGTAACGGTTACGTCGAAGATGCGGAGCTCTATAAGAGCTGCAAAGAGTTCGGCCAAATGGTGAACGCAGGGGAGGTTGCTACGGCTTCCGACCCAGACTTGGAAGATTCCTCCCAGAAAACCGAGTCATCTGACGTCCCATTTTAAGCCGACGGGGGTGGGGCTTTTTCCCTCTGTGCCTCACCCCCCACATCTTCGAGGTAAACAATGGAAAACATTCAGAGGTTCATGGCTTTGTTCAAAGGGTTTGAACAAGCACATGGACAGACTATAATAAAAGGAACACGCAAAAGCGGCAAAGAAGAGGCCGACAGTCGTGTTATACGAACTCCTTTAGACGAAGGACACATAGAAAAACATTTTGATGGGGCTGTAGGTGCAGGATCGATTCCAATCAATGCTGATAATAATTGCCGATTCGGCTGCATTGACGTGGACGTTTACCCTCTTGATCACGGGAGTATTGTTGATGAGTGCAACTCTCGTGGCATCCCTGCTGTTGTTTGTCGTTCTAAATCTGGTGGTGCTCACGTCTACTTTTTTATCGACGGTATACTCAGTGCTACGGACATGCGCGACAAACTCGGAGAGATTGCCGCGTGTCTTGGCTATGGTTCGTCAGAGATTTTCCCGAAACAAGAAAAACTATTAGTCGAACGCGGCGACGTAGGGAACTTTATAAACCTTCCATACTTTGATGGTGACCGGACACTGCGTCCGGCTTACGACGACAAAGCTAAAGAGTTGTCGTTGGAAGAGTTCTTGGACTATGCGGAAAGCAAGCGCACACCGCCGGGTGAGTTCATGGATTTGCAGCTAGGCACTAGCACAGAGTTCATGCCGGAGTGTCCACCGTGCCTTGTGACTTTGACAACCATGGGTATTGGTGAGGGTCTCCGTAACGAGACGATGTTTAATGTCGGCGTGATGTATCAGAAGATGGATCCCGACAACTGGAGGAGTTTGCTAGAGCAACACAACGCGCAGTATGTTTCGCCTCCGCTACCTGCCGCCGAGATTGTGCAGCTGCAGCAAACGCTGGAAAAGAAAGAGTATCAATACGGCTGTAAGAAGGCACCGCTTCAAGATTACTGCAACAAGTCTCTCTGCTTACAGCGCAAGTATGGCGTAGGTAATGGCAACGGCCAGTCTTTGGAAATCACGGGCATGAGTGTCGTGTTGTCCGAGCCGCGTGTCTGGTTTGTGGATATCGGTGGTGAGCGTTTGGAGCTGACCAGTGAAGAGGTTCAGATCCAGCAGAAGTTTGGCCGGGCGTGTCTTGACCAGCTAGGCTGGTTGCCGCCAATCGTAAAGCAGTCGGACTGGACAACTATGATGAATCTTGCCTTGCAAGAGTGCATGAAGATTGAGGTTCCGCCGGAACTAACAAACAGAGGCCAGTTCACAGACTTACTTGAGTCATTCTGCACAGGTAGGGTGCAAGCAATGTCTCCAGAGGAATTGATATTAGGTAAGCCTTTCACGGAAGAAGGCGAGGTGTTCTTCAAGTTGGATGCACTCATGGACTACATGAAGGCAAAGAACTTTACGCAATACACACGTGGTCAGGTGCAGGAGCGTCTGAAAGAACTAAACAACGGCAGTTCTTCTAGTCACGTTAAATCGTTTCGTGACAAGGCTGGTAAACCCAAAGCAGTGCGCGTTTGGTCTGTGCCGGAGTTTCAAGCAGATGTTGATTTACCACATGCAGACATAGCCGGAGAAGGAGTTCCGTTTTGATTTATTCAAGAGCGTATTTGGGTCCTCCGGGAACAGGGAAGACACACACTTTGATGCGTTTGGTAGAAGGCTACATCCGCGACAAGAATATTTCTCCGGAGCGTGTGGGCTTTGTGTCTTTCAGCAAGAAGGCAACAGAAGAAGCTCGTAACCGTGCGGCGTCGGAACTTGGTTTGGACTACAAGCAAATGCCCCACTTCAGGACATTGCACTCCATGGCGTTCCGGCAGCTGTCGCTGAAGATTGAAGACGTCATGCGCGGCAAAGACTATCGTGAGTTAGAGCGGTTGTTGGGTATGGAGTTTCAAGCAAGCTCGTCGATGTCGATGAATGACTCGGAGTTTTTCCGTATCGGTGGCAAGGGCGACATGTACCTATCTATCTACAACATGGCGCGTGTTCGTGGTGTCGATCCAAAGACCCAGTTTCACCAGCAAGCTAGTTGGAGTTTGCATGAGGGTGAGTTCTTTCATGTGGTCAGAGCCTATGAGGACTACAAGAAAGCGCTGGATAAGTTAGACTTCACGGACATGATTGTTAATTTTGTTGAGGCTGGCTTACCGCCGGAACTTGACTTGTTGATTGTGGACGAGGCTCAAGACCTTGTGCCGTTACAGTGGAAGATGATTGATCGTATGGAAGAACACGCCAAGGACGTGTTCTATGCTGGGGACGATGACCAAGCTATTTACGAGTGGATGGGCGTGAACCCAGCCGACTTTATACGGCGCGTCACGGAAGCGGATGAACGTGTGCTGTTAGACAAAAGCTTCCGAGTTCCAAAAGCCGTGCATCAGTATGCGACGGACATCTCCTGCCGTATCGGTAGCCGCATTGACAAGGCTTACGCTCCACGCGAGGACGTAGGCTCTACGCAGCATCACTACAGCTTGGATGAGTTGGACTTGGAAGAAGGTCAGTGGATGGTGTTGGCTCGGACTAACTACATTGCCAATAAAATAGGCAACGAGATGAAGGCACGTGGTCTTCTGTATTGGCGGTCAGGCAATGGTTGGAGCGTGTCCAACAAGACACTGGAGAATGTTCGTGCTTTCACACGCTTGTCCAAAGGCGAGTCGCTACCCAGAACCGAGTTTCAAGAAGTTTGGAGCGCGATAAAGGTTGACCGAAAGCTGCGCCGTGCAGGTAACAAGCTGCTGAAGGAGACGGATCAAATGTCTTTTGACCTTGAGCCGGAAGATGTTCGTTATGATATGCCGCTGCTGTGCCGCATGTTGGGAGCGGATGTGTCTGAAAAACCTTGGTATATGGTTCTCAACATATCACCACGTGAACGTATTTATATTACCAGCGTCCTTCGTTCGGGCGACAAGTTCAACGAGGACAATCCTCGTGTTGTGTTGTCCACGATACACAAAGCCAAGGGCGGAGAAGCAGACAATGTCGCTTTGTTCCTTGAATCAACTAAAGCGTGTTGCACAATGGGTGACCCCGATGGGGAACGACGTGTGTTTTACGTCGGCGCAACTCGTGCCAAAGAAAACCTACATATCATTGACCCCCCATCAGCAAAGTGGAGATTCCAAGTATGAAAAAAGATCAGATGTCGTTCGACGCGAAACTAACTGGCGTATTGCCTGATGAAGATATTCGTGAGGTAGCCTCTATCGCTTTGGATCAGGACTGGACACCACCGACAAGTTTTCCAGACCACTATAAAACAGCAAACATTATCTCGATTGACTTGGAAACAAGAGATCCGAACCTGATGACCTTGGGGCCGGGCTGGTGTCGTGACGATGGCTACATCGTTGGTTTCGCTGTCGCTTTCAATGACTTCGTTGGATACTACCCTATCCGCCACGAAGGCGGCGGCAATATGCCTGAACGTGCGGTTCTGTCATACATAAAAGAGCTGATGGCCTCCGATGTTCCAAAGGTTATGCACAACGCACAGTATGATTTGGGCTGGCTTCGTTGGGCTGGTATCGAGGTAAACGGAAAAGTATACGACACAATGATCGCAGCTGCCATGTTGAATGAAAACAGGCGTTGGTATAATCTAAACTCTTTGGCTCGAGACTATTTACAAGAAGGTAAAAGCGAGCGTTTACTTAAACTGGCTGCAGCGGACTACGGGGTAGACCCCAAGGCGGATATGTGGCGACTGCCCTCTCGCTTTGTTGGCCAGTATGCTGAGCAGGACGCAGCAGTTACCCGACGCTTGTGGGATCGTCTGCAGCCTGACCTGATTTCGGAAGAAGTCACCAGCATCTTCGAACTCGAGACAGCCCTTACACCAATGCTCAACGACATGCGTTGGCGCGGGGTTCGTGTGGATGAAGAAGCAGCCGGGAAAGCCCGTGAACTTTTGATGGAAAAAGAGCAGGGTATTCTAAAACATATTAAAGCCGAGACAAATATCTGGGTTGAGCCTTGGAACGCTACGTCCATTGCACAAGTGTTTGACAGCCTCGAGCTTAGTTATCCGCGCACAGAGAAGACAGAAGCTCCGAGTTTCACGAAGCAGTTTTTGGGAGCACATGAGCACCCTATCGCGAAACAAGTTGTCCGGTTACGCGAACTAAACAAAGCTAACACCACGTTTATCGAAAACATTTTGAAGTTCTCCCACAAGGGTAGGATTCATGCGGAGTTCCACGCGTTGCGTAGCGACGATGGTGGTACGGTCACGGGTCGGTTTTCCTCCTCGAACCCCAACCTTCAGCAGATACCGGCTCGTGACCCAGAAATTAAAGCGCTTATCCGGGGCTTGTTTGTTCCCGAAGAAGGCGAGAAGTGGGGCAGCTTTGACTACGCGTCACAAGAGCCGCGCTGGTTGGCGCACTATTGCGCGTCGATTACAGGGGTGCATCGGCACCCAAGCATTGATGATGTTGTTGAACGCTACGAGGCAGACGATGCCGACTTCCACCAAATGGTAGCTGACATTGCGGGTATCTCTCGTAAAGACGCTAAGACCGTAAACCTTGGTATTATGTATGGCATGGGCGTCAACAAGATGGCTGGTGTCTTGGACGTTACTGTCCCCGAAGCCAAGGAACTTTTGTCTGAGTATCACAACCGTGTCCCGTTTGTTAAGGGACTTGCTACCATGACGCAGACACACGCAGAAAAAAACGGCGTCATCAGAACCGTCCTTGGCCGTAAGTGTCGCTTTGATATGTGGGAGCCGAAGACGTTCGGCATTCATCGCCCGTTGCCTCTCGAGGAAGCTCAAAAAGAATACGGACGTCAGGGTATCAAGCGAGCCTTCACGTACAAGGCTCTTAACCGTTTGATCCAAGGAACAAGTGCCGACCAGACTAAGAAAGCAATGCTTGATTGTTACGACGCTGGTTACTTACCCATGCTGCAGGTGCACGACGAGCTTTGCTTTAGTGTCGATGTAGACGAGCAAGGCAATCCTGACGAAGAACAAATACAGGAAATTGCCTCCATAATGGAAAATGCAGTTGAAGCAAAAGTACCGTTTAAGGTAGACTGTGCTATCGCTGACAACTGGGGTCAAGTGGACTAATGATAGACAACATAACAAGTGAACGCTGGAAGAACAGCTACAAGAACCTGCACCAGAAATCTATTGCCTCGATGCTTGGTGAGCAGGTCATGTTCCACGTCTGGGACATTCAAGACTTGTGCCTGAAGTATGAGCCGAAGAAGATACTCGACTACGGTTGCGGCAAAGCCTATGCCTACAGGCGACGCAAAGTCCACCGCTTGTTCAATGCGGATATGTTTTTCTACGACATCGGAATTGAGAAGTTTCAAAACCCCCCGTCTGAAAAAGAGGCGGAGGAGATAGAGGCTGTTGTTAGTTGCGATGTACTGGAGCATATTCCGGAAGACCAGATTGATGCCACGTTTGAGTTTTGGTATGGCCTCAACCCCAAGTTTGTCTTTGCTACTATTGCTCAGTATCCGGCCATAGCTAAACTACCGGATGGCACCAATGCTCATGTTACTATAAAACCAGCGGAGTGGTGGGAAGAGAAGATTTCCAAACACATGAACTGCGAGACGCACATCATTTACTGCTTGCCCGGCACTGGACAATACAAAGCAATCTACAAAAAGCTGTAGTTACCGCAGTGGGTTAGACAGGGCGTCTAAGCCCTTCCAAATATCATCAATCTCACGGTTGATTTTTTTGAACCGGCCATTGATGCCGTCCACTTTTTCTTTGAACTGTTTTACCAGTAGATCATTCTCAACCGTTGTCTTCTCCACCTCGGCAATTCGATCACGCAAATCAAGCAGTTGCTTTTGATTTTCCATAATCGTTTCGAGGTTCGTTCCAAGTACAGTCAGCTTTTCGGCTGTCTCACCAGAACCAGCGACTGCGGCCTCCACTGACTCGATCCGCCCGTAAAATTCCGCTACTGCCCATATACCGCCAGCTAGGGTGGTGCCTATAGATAAGACGATTGCAATCCATACGCCGCGCAGCTTCGTGCCGCCGATTGTGAGTTCGGTGTCTTCTAGGCTCATTGGTACAGGTACGCTTGCTGGTCGGCATAGATTGCCTCACCCTCGCCGAGAACTTCGGCAGCTGTTTTGTAGTCACCCAACAAGAAGTCATGAAACTCAATGTGTCCAACATTCGCCGCCCACTGGATGGATAGGATGTCGTTGGTGGATGAGTAGGAGATAGAGGCTTCCGTCATAGACTGGTCGTAGTCTTGCGCGTGTTGGTCAGAGATGCTGGTAAGCTGCTCATTCTTAGACGCTGCCAAGAAAGCACCAGCCTCACGGGCATTGACCGCGATGTCTTCTAGCGACTGGTTATATTCGACCACAGTCTCTTGTTTAATTTCGACGTCGTTGACTTCGATAAACTCTTGGACTGCCAGCTGATCTTCCACATTGTTGGTCGCCTGTGCGGTTTCGGCTACCTCGGCTACCTCCTCTACCACACTGAGTTGAACACTCGCGACAATAAAACTATCAACGGCGTCGGACACAGCAACCATCGACTCTTCGTATTTTTCTTCAAGTTTCATTTGAGTGGTAAAGTAAAGGGCATTCTGTACACCTGCCAGCGCGTCATTGTACGCGGTGATGTCGCCTTCGTTAATGGTGTATTGGTCGTGGTCTACAGCACTGTAATCAATGATGCCGCCGACGGATGCGTAATACTCCGCGCCATAAGCTGCATGGCGTCCCTGCTCCAGCTTAGCCGAGATTGTCTTACTGGCCTCAACCAGACTATCAATCGTCGTTTCGGAGTGTGCTGCGGTAACGCTCAGAAATGCTGAGATTAGAATCGCTGCCTTCTTCATCGGTTTCTTCCTTACCAATTTGTAATATCTTATCATAATACGATTTGCGTTCTTTGTAATCTGGGATGAACGTAGACGGGTCTCTTTTCATGAGAACAGTCGCAGCCCGTCCCACAACTAATCTTCCATTCACGGCCATAGGGCATGGCGTCCCACTTTCAAACATGGCTTTCCACACATCAGGTGACTGACACAACCGAGCCACTGCAGCGATGGACATGCCCTGTGCTTTGAGCGCACCGGCGTCTCTACGTCGATTACATTCCACATCTTGCTTATACCCACCAAGAGACAAGCCAAGCACGTTGACTTGCACACCCATGCCCCGCCCGATAAGGCACGACTCGGAACCACCCGACGGAGCCCCCGGAGCCACCGCAGTTGGAGGCGGCGTTACATCAGAGGCAGCACCAGCACCATTGTAGTTGTTGGTTGTGGAGTTTGACGGGTTATTGCTGCTGACTGTGCTGTTGATGTTACTGGTGTTCAAGTCACCAGCTTGTTCATTCTGCGCGTAAGCGCTGCCGATACAGACCGACAGAAACAAAGATATGATTGTGCTTCGAAAAAACACAAGAACGCCTCAATTTGGTTTTACTCCATCCACATCCAAGAACAAAAGCTCTGGACTAATCTCGGCGTCCTCAGTCTCGGCAAAGGCTACAGTAGCCACAGCCACGGACATCTCTTCCTCAGACATCTTACGTGCGAAAGACATCCACGCAGAAAGAGAAGACGACACAATCTCCGACGCAATCAAGGGGTCGGATTTGTGCATTAACGATTTTATAGCATAGTTTACAAGAGTAATCGAGACCTGCATATCGTCCTCGAAAGATTCTTCATAGTCGGCCAGCAGGTCTTCCAACTCTGCTATCAACTCATGCTGTAAAGCTATATTCTTTTCACTATCCATATGAATATAATGATGGTTGTCTACACCAAGCTCAACCCTTTGTTTTAGGTATACAGTAAGGGCTTTATTGCTTTGCTCCAACTATCCTGTGTCACCCCGCTGTCTGAAAACAGGTGGGCTTTAACTTTGTGCGTCTTCTTTTGCAAGAGATGTTTGGCTTGATAGAATATTATTGATTCGTCTTCCAGCCCGACACAGGCAAACACATCAATTTCGTGCTCTAGAAAACGGCGCTTTTCCTTGGAGCCACGGCAAACATTGAACCCATAAAAGGCCGATCTATTTTTGTACCGGGGATCAAAAGTTTGATGTGCCGTTTTGACTTGTACACGGATAACGACGTCATCGTCGAGTATGGCAAGGATGTCTGTAGCACCCAGATTCACGATCCGGCAAGGAACGCCCATTTGAAGGAGTCGGTAGTAGCAAAGAGCCTCACCGATATCCCCCGTGTGGATTTCGGTGGAACTAGTCATCTTACTCGATGAGGCCCGGCTTATAGCTTTCACCGTCGTAGGATAAAACCTGACCACGGTTATCATCGTCCGAGCGAACGCTGCAGTGCACCCATCCGCTGTTGGGATCGACAGGATCGTAGAACTCTAGAATCAACTGATCGAACTCAAGGTTCTGACTAATCCAAGCAGCCAGCTCGTAGTTTGATACACCGGGAATCTCGAAGTCTGCAGCTTGCCCTTTGGCGTGTTGACTGTTCTTACTACTGCCGATGGCTTCGCACAAAGCTTCTGATCGGTAGCCAGAAGAAGGACTGAACCCACGGCCAAATGCCGTGCGAACAGGTTCTAGTATCTCGGTGCAAAGAACACTGAGATTGTTTATGTGTTCTTCTGTAGGTGAGTTATCTATTCCCAGACGTGTAGCAGTCTGACTTTTCGTCATCTCTCGGAGAGTGAAGTTCGGAGAAATTCGCATTTATTTTTGCCCCCTCAGACGATTAGCGAGTTCCAAGTTACGAGCCTGTTCAATCGGGTTGTCACCCAAAAGCGTCGGCGAAGTGCTACTCTGTGGTTCCGTAGCAGGTGTCATAGTAGCGGGTGCCGGTGCGCTAGGCAACTGTGGAGCCGAGTTAATTTCCTGTTGAGGGAACAATTCACGACCACGGAACTCTCGGAAAATTTCATTGAGCTCGCTTCGTGGCAAGCGTTCAAGCTGACGATTTTCTTGCTCGCGAGCTTTCTTACGAATGTCCCGAGCCAGTTGTTGACTTGCGCGGTAGGGAGAGAATTCACCCTTCATAATATCTTTGATCTCTTGATTACCAATATTCGCGTCTTTTAGATTCTTTCTAATCTTAGACTTACTCATTCCAAGACGCTCTGCAGCTTGGACGCTGCGATACAAATCAGCTTGCAGTCTTTGTAGATCTGTTTGTAGATCACTGAACTCTGCTTGAAGATCTTGCACACTAGTGTCTGCTGCCCGAGCTGTTGTCCTGAAGTTTGACTTAATGCTATTAGCTGCGTTGCTGTACTCAAAGCCTTTGTAGTCAAGAGCTGTGGTAAGATCAATTTCTTGTTTACGGAAACCCGACATGAGAGACAGTAGTTCTTCTTGGACAGTGAACTCTTGACCCTGTCGCCCCGGCTCGTCCGTAATCGCACGAACCAAGCGACCCGACTCAAGTTCGCCACGTTTGACATCAACAAGATATTTCATAATCGCTGGATTGAAGCCGCCGAGAACATGTGTGAAGCTGCGAGAAAGTTTCTCGCCTGTATCATCACCTTCTCGATAGATCCGAGATCCAAGATTTGTGCGGCCACCACGTGTAGTTACGTCCAACAGACGCTCAGTAATCAGCGACTCACTGGCAAACGGTTCAAGTAGATCCATCCCAGCGTTAAAGACCGACGCCATAATTGCTTCCCCAGCGCTGGCGTCAATTTCACCTTTCTCAGAAAACGTACGGGCGGCGTTACGTAACGGAGCCATTAGATAATCATACGGCATCATGTAACTAAGATCGACATACTCAACCTTACCTTCTGTTACATTAACCGGAGCAAGTATATGACCTCGTTGGAATGGAGCAGCAAACTGATTGATTGCTTTCATGTCTTCTTCTGTCAAATTGTTTGCTCGCATCATTGCGCCTTGAACAGACAAAGGCACAACCATGGATATAGACGTCAAACCTGCCAGACGTTTCGAACCAATTGCTTTTATTTCATTAGCCAGTTTTGCAGCGGCGCGTCTGACTTCTCGTTCGCTCATAGTGGGGTTGGCTGCTTTGATGCCGTCCAGAAAATCATCCGCACGAACACCCATTTCTTTCATGGAGCGCTGCAATATATTTGCGCTGTTGCGAATAACTTCGGCAGGAAACGCGATAAAGTTGCCCATCACCGGGATACGTCTAATTGCTTTCACCGCTGGCGGTACACGTGAGTAGATAGGCATTGTAGCTTTGGTGATATCTGCAGCCATAACAAAGTCGAACGATATGTCCTCGTTCAATGCGTTTTTGCGAACAGCAAGTCCCGTGTTAATAAACGAGTCAGCCATGTCAGCCATGTTGTTA